GTAACCGTGTTCCCATTGGGTAGCGTTATTGTTTGCCCTTGCTCAGCCGTTAATTTAAAAGTTCCTTTTGTTCTAGCTTTTTTATCTTTTGTAATTCCTGCTAACTCACTTTTTAACACAGCAAGATTTATAGCAGTTGGATCTGTAGTTACAACAGACTTAGCAAATGACGGACTAACAGCAACAGACCTAACAGAATATCCAATTTGATCTGTAATTTTCTGAGCCATTCCTTTTGGAATTGATTTCTTTAATTGACCTTCAATAAATCCTGCCTGTACTTTTGCAACGCCTTCAAGTTCCGTAATTAAATCATCAACACTTCCATTAGCCCATGAATTTAAACTCTGCTTTGTTTGTTTAATTAACGCTCTTAATCTTGCAGTTTTATATGCAGGTTGTTTGCTTAAAGGTTGTCTTTCTATCTGCTCTAATTGGCTAACAGCCTTCAACATCACATTGTTATAGGAAGTGACCAGCTTTTTGGAAACACTATTACTAAACCGATTTAGATCTATCGCATTGCGATAAAACTCAGGCGGTATTCCTTCACCTACAGGAACAGTAGTTGCCATTTATTCAGGTTGATCACTAACGTCTTCTGGCTCTGCTGATTCTTCTGGCATTTCTTCTTCTGCCTCTGGTTCTGGTGCATCTATTTCTACTAATGAAGCTTGTTGCGTTGCCTCTAGTTCTTCTTCAACGTCAAACTCATCTCCTAATACTTCCCCTTGTTCTAACTGCTTTAATAAAGTTTCTTGCGTGATTGTTCCAGCCGTATAAAGTTGCAGCAAACTTCCTATTTCCTGCGGATCTAAACGAGCTGCTAAAAAGTCACGATTAACAAAACTGCTTCCAGCTTCGTTGCTCCCTAAATAATTCGCATGAAATAAAAGACAGTTATCAATTAAATCTTGAACCTGTTGTGCAACGACCATCATTGTTGAATCTCCTTGCGATCTGTCTATCCGTTTTGACTCTGCTGTTTCTGCGGATAACTTTTGTCCTAACACAGCCGCCAAACCTAGATTATTTATTTGCTTTTCAAGGCGGTCTAAACGCTCAAATTGTGCATTAAAACTTTTACCGTCTGGCTCTATATATTCAGCTTTTCCATCTGAAGGAAATGCTATTGCTTCGCCCGGCCCTGCACTAACTTCTTCACTTGTCTGAGGAAAACCAAAGAAAGCGAGCATTGGAACTGCTGAGATATGAAGCTGATTATCTAAGTCTGATTGAATTTGATATGCCTTTAAATTTAATTCTGCTATGTCCTCCATTGGTGGACGTGACTCCATAAAGTTCACTCTGTTTGAATAAGCAACAGCAAAAGGAATTTCTGTTAATGATGTTGTCCCTTCTTCATGCAGCACATATTCACCACTCTTTTCATTCCTGCGGTGTATTTCAAAAGCCCCACGAGTTAAAACCCTAACCTGTTCAACTTCTTTTTCTCCATAATCTCCATCCTGTTCTGTCACTTTTTCCAAAAGTCTTAACTGCGTAAATTTCTGCATACCATCAACAATTTCCGTTCTCCAACCAAGAATTTCTCTTGGGCTATAAGTCACCCAATATGGACGGCCTTTTGCTCCTGCTGCTGGAGCATCAACTAAAACGCCAACATGCCCGTACCTAATTGCAAGCCTACTAACTTCATAAGTCCATACATTTAGATCGTTGCCTTGCAGATCTACATCAAACAATTGTTCTCTAATTACATCACCAACATCATTTAATCGAACAGGTTTTCTAACCAACATTCCACCCAACATTTTTTCAATGCGTTGTAGATATGGAGGAACAACAGAACGAGACAATCTGTTGTCATATTGCTCGTCTAACTCCCTTGGCTCTTGCGGTAAATATCTTCTATGTTTTTGCCTAATTCCAAAAGTTCCACTTTGTAAATCCTCAGTAAGTACCCAATGAGGCTCCATACTTTGCCAAGCAAAACAAGGATCTTCAACCGTTACACCTGCCGCCGCCTTCTCTCTGTTGTAATGATTGTATCCGCTATACACAATTGAACCTCAACACGTTATAGATAGTTTATAGATAAAAGCTAATAAATTCTAATACCCGTTCCTCTTCCTGCGTTCATGTGTAATGGATTGAACTCCTTCCATATTAAATAACCTAAAGAATCAGCCATGTGATCAAGGTTCATAGTTTTGTCTGGTGTTCCATCTTCTGCATACGCTTGAAGCTCTAAAGACTCAATTGTTTTCTTACAACGTGGATGAATATGTAATCTTATTTCTTCTTTTCCATTGAGCAACATTGCTTGAACTGCTGCAACTCTATCCCTGACGTAAGGATTGCTTGCACCTGACAAGTTGACAATTCTTCTTTGCTGCAATATTTGGATGTCGGTCTTAGCAGCATTTGTTGATCTGTTTCCACCTGAAGCGTCTGGATATGCGTAAATCGTATTGTGTTTAAACTTTTCTCGCAATTGGTCAGCCATTGAATCGGTGTCATGTGCTCCTCCAATTTCATCAAAAATGTATAGATGTCCTTTGCTGATTACTCCAATTGCTGCGTTGCAATTTCCAACGTTAAAGTCACAACCAACTCTAATAATTTCTTCTGAGTGATCGGGCATTTCTTCAGTTACATGCTTTGTTCTATCAAAACGGTCATAAACAGCTCCCGTTTGAAGATTGCAAAATTCGCCTTCTGTATAGGCTTTAACTAAAGAAGCTGGATAGTTTTCAAGTAATGCTTGTAGAAAATCAGGAGGCAAGTAAGGATTGTCAGCCGTTCGAGCTTTGAAGAGTGCTCTGTCTTGCTTGTGACCTTCTCGGACAAATAAATTATAGAACGTACCGAAACCTTCGGGAGTAGAAAAAAGACCTAATTGTCTTCTATTTCCTGCTCTTAATCTACCTAAGAATTTTTCAATAGCTTTCTGGGCTATGTCTGGTTTTGTAGTATCTAACTCATCTGACGCAATAAAAGACAAGTTCACGCCTACTATCCTCTGCCATGATTCCATTGAACGGCAAAGAATAGTAACTTCACCATTTGGCAAATTTAATTTGTACTCAGGGAGTGGGGATGCCCTGTATTCAAATTTAACTGCATGATTTTCCCAAAATTCTTCAAGAGAACGCTGCAAAACATCACGAACCAAAGCCCCAGTAGGAGCGAAAACAGCCCCAACCGTATTGGGATTATCAAGAGCACAAAGGGTAGACCATGCACAAAGGGTTCTTGTTTTACCTGCTCCATAACCTGCACAAAACCCAACGATTCTCTTTTCTACATTCTCACAGATTTTTTGCTGATAATTTAATAAACCGTCAAAGATACGTTGCTTGATTAAATCGCTTTGAGTTTGCTTTTCTTCTGGAGAATAGTTGAAGGCAGTAAAACCTTGCGGATGTAAAACGTGCCCTGCTGGTAATTCTTCGAGAATATTCAAGAGCAAAGAGAAGCTAATTTAGCTGCTGTATTAATTGCCCCAAGTGCAATGTGATATTGCCCTGCTTTCCTAGCTTCCATCTGTAAGGTGCTGCATTGGCTCAAAAGATCTGCCACCATCTGAGGCCGTTCTATATCCCAATCGCTCTTCAATTGATCCCTAGCTAACGCTAAATAGTCATCTGCTGCTCTTGCGCTAACCCCCCATGTACTTGAAGCATATTGAACACAATCTGACCATCTGAGCAAACTTTTGTGCTCTTACAATTGTTTCTGCTTTAGTGCCTTTTTTAGCCATATTTATATTATTAACACAAATTTAAAAAGCATTTTTGATATAGGCAGACTTTAGTTTGCAATTAGTGTAAGGCAAGAGTAAGGAAAACAGTAATGGAGCAATATTTATGTGAGTGCGAGCATTGCCAGAAGATAAGGGAACAGCAAGTTAAACATGGTGAATGGTTAAGAGGAGGATTGACTAAATCACATAATCTTATTAAGATTAAGAAGTCAACCACATAGGACTTAATTCATGGGCAAACTTGCTGACACCTTCGGACAAATCGTTAAGACAATGAAAGAAGGAGATGAGATTTTCCAACTTAATATCAAAGAAGTTGAAGAATCAGTTGAAGCGATAGTTGAACAAGAAAGAGTTGTTTACCCAAATGAATGGCTCTAAAGCATGGCCTCCTTCGGGAGGCTTTTTATTTTTCCTACATCCACCCCGCCCCTATTTAAGAACCATGCCAAAAGAAATCAGAATGATCAAAGGCAAATTGTATAAAGAAGAGTGCAAAGGTAATTGGGAACCAATGGAAACAACCGCAGTAAATGATGCTGGTGTTGCTTATAGAGCAATTCAAAGATTGCTTTTATCAATCAATGATATTGAAATTAAAAAGGCTGGTTTAAGTCGATCAGAATTAAATCCTTTGGTGGAAGCACTTGATACGCTTCAAGCGATAAGAAAAGTCGAACAGAAAGATTTAGAGGAAGAGCTGCACCCAAAAGGATGGCTGGAAGCTGCAAATGCAGATGGAGAATTTTTTGATGAATATTATGAGTATCCAAAAAAATCAATCGCAGAAGCAAAAATAAATAATGTTATTGACATTAATAAATAATCTTATTAAGATTAGAAAGCCATCAACCACAAGGCCATGAGATTCCTACTTTTCGCTTCCTTCGGAGCAATTCTTTTCTGGGGTGTTAGTTCATCCCTTTTAGATATGACCAGACACGATTGCGAGGTCAACAAGATTGAGAAAGCTTGCGAGGTTCTTTTAAAATGATCAAAGCAACCCCAAACGCCTCCTACGGGAGGCTTTAAAATGGACTTAAGCAAAATTCCTGACTCAATGCCAATTGAGTTTTTTAATACGAAAGTTTTAAAAGCACTTACGACTGAGGATTGGTCAGGGCTGGCATTTAAAAGAGGATGGAACAACGAAAAGCTAGGAAAGGAAATTGTAAAAGCCGGAAAGCTGATCTATGAAAAGAAATGGGATTAATCTTATTGAGATTATTACAAACTGTTTCAATGATTCCTAATCTTATTGAGATTATCAACTAATGTTATTAACATTAAAAAGTCAACCACAAATGGATTTATCCCATGACATCAACCACGCAGAAAATTCCTTCAAGTGCTGGAACAAGAACAGTTCTTTACAACAAGAACCAAACTTTAAAAGCAACAAATGAAGGTCTAAGCCGCAGGGTTAAAAATTTAGAACAGGAAGTTACTGTTCTATTCGCCATCGCAGGACTAGCAACTGCATGGGCGTTTATCTTCTAACTACACAGCCCCGTAAAAGGGGCTTTTTTTTACCTATTTATAAAACCAATGCCAGCAACTGCCAAATACAAAGAAGGTGATTCTGTAAACAAGAGAAGAACCACCGCAGGAATGTTTTTAGAAATCGGCCCTGCTGTTGGGCAGGTCATATCAATGAGAGAGAAATCCAACAAAAAAGGAACTCCCTGTATTTATTGCACAGTTAAATGGAAAGACGGGAGAACTTCAGAACACGCTCAACACATGCTTATCCCTGCACCATAAAAATGAACAACGATCTTAAACTTAAAAAAATCAAGCTCAACGCTTTAATAAAAAAAATAGCCTACGAAGAACACAGAAAGAAATGGAAGGAGACACCAGACGAAGATCCGATTGAAAAAGAACTGGCTCTTAGCAGATATATCGAATTAAAATCTGAATATTATGATTTGATCCAACAGATAAAAGAATGGGATTAATAAGGATTATTGGAAATTCTTCTAATCTCAATTAGAATAAAAACGGGGCTTGCTGATTTGAAGAATCCCGTGGTTGAGGTTCTTCTTTGCAGTCAAGAGGCTTTTGGCAACGGATAAGCTGGAAACAGTGAGGCCGTCTAGAAAGTCCCTGAACTAATAGCCAAGTTCAGTCGTATTCATTCTTGAAAATGGAGCTGATGATTTACTGCTTCAGACCAAGCCCCAAATATTACAGAGCAGTAACAAATAATTAATCTTATTGACATTATTCAATAATCTTAATAAGATTAAATCAGTTCAAACATCAACCACATGTCTTGCCCAGTTGAATCAGATTTAAACCGCCACCTCGAACAACTTGACATCCAAGCAAAAGAGGAAAAATATGCGGAAGACAATCCAAGTTACTACTGGTTCATCACAACTAACAAATGGGATGAATACGCTTATTCAGAAGATGAGAAAAAGAAACTCATCAAAACAGCCAAAAAAGAAAACCTTATTTGGAGCTGCACTAAGCACACAGTAGGCTTGAACTACTAAACAAAACACCGAAACCTGAAGGGCAATAGCTTTTCAGGTTTTTTATTATATTATTAAGATTAACAGGAACTAATTATGCCAAACAAAGCAAGAGGATCTGAACTTTGGAGCGAAATCCTACAAACCAGCGTCACACCAGAAGTAAAAAATAAAGTCAGTCAAATGGCTATGTCTGCTGGTGTAAGCAATAGCGAAATTGTCAGAGGTTTAATTGATCAGGCTTTAGAAGAAGATTGATTAATTATTGCTTCTAATCGTTTGACTTGAAGGGCTAAACGATCACCCCTATCAATTGCCTCTGCTGCAATTTGAAAAGGGTCTACTCCATAGCATTGGAGGTCTTTTTTTATTTGTTGCGTCCTAGTGGTCATTGGCAAGTGCCTCTGAGCTTCAGGTCAAGCTAATTATACACATTGTTGCAAACTCCTGAAAAGACCAGATAACTTTTTTATCAGTTAATCCTATTGACATTAAAACTACATGTAGCATAATTAGTACGTTTCTTACACAAATCAACCACAGATCTAGTACACAATGACCACAAACAGTATAAGAATCTACCCAGAAAACTATCACTACCTAAACGCCGAAAAGCCCAAAAGCAGATCTATGACTGCTCATATAAACATGATCCTTGAAAACAGGAAAAATGGGCTTGACGCATGTGATACCCTTAAAATACCGAACGAGAGAGAGAGAGAAACAAAAAAAGAGGGAGGTATTTTATCTAATACTAATAGAGTACCTAATAGTATAAATAAGGAAAAAGAAAATTTTAAAAAAACGAGGTTTAAGTTTAGTGCTGACCTGATTCCTTTTGAACTTGAATCTGCATCTAGTTTGATTGTTGATTTCTGGCACTCAAAGAAAGGGAAAAAAACAGAAGCAGCTTTTAATTTGTTGATGGGTGAAAAAGGTTTGATAGGGATAAAAAAGAAATATGGAGAAGATGCTGTGAAAGATCAAATCACTCTTGCAATTGCAAATGAGTGGCAGAGCATCACGTTGCAAAATTACGAGACTTTTGCAAAAGCTAAAACATCTTCATGGAACTCTGAGCCGCCAACAGTTTATCCAGCTCAGAGGGTCTTCACGCAAGCTAGAGGCTTTGAATAATGGAACCGCTATACAACAAGGCATCAACGATCAAACTGCTTAAGAGGGGTCTTACATCGCCTAATCCTTCAAATCCTGAAAGATCTCTATGGACATTGGCAGATTTAGATCAACTAAGTCCGGGTGCTCAAAGATGTATTGATGATGCAAACTCAAACCTTGCCATCTTCCCCAGAGGTTACGAAGGTGTCAGGTTTCGGAATTTGGCACGTGAAGAAACACCACCATCTGAATCAGTAGAACTTGTAGACCCTAAAGATTTTCCAGCATGAACCAAACAGACCTTTTTAATTATTCGACAGCTCCGCATAATCACACAGAGCCGTCAATTGATGCAGCCGAAAGCATTGTTGATCAACTCAACGGAATGTGCCGAGATGTTTTACATGCCGTCAAGTCGAGTCCTTTTGGATTGACTTGTGATGAAGTTGAAAAAATTCTTGGCATGAAACATCAAACGGCTTCTGCACGTTTAAGAGATTTAATTACATGCCAACCGCCTTATGTTGAATTTCAAAACGATCCAGAAACAGACAAACCATTAAGAAGACCAACAAGAAGTGGTCGAACTGCAAGAGTTTATTTTGCAACTCAGCATGGAGTTGAACAATGAAATATCAAGAACTAAGTAACAACCCAAGCTTGCACCGTGACCCACCTTGGAGTCATTTAAAACTTGATCCTCTTCCCATGTATCGGGATGAAGAACGTCATCAGTATTGTTGGGAACCAACAGGAGAATGGTTGGCTTTTTCTACAACACAAATTGCAAGTCAGAAAAGTCCAGAGGCTTTAGCAAACATTGAAAGATATAGACACATCTGGCAGCCCAGAGGCGAAAAGGTGCATTGGTGTTTGCAGCAAAGAATGTTGGGTGAAAAGAATCCAGACGCAGGTGATTATGAAGAATGGGTTACACCACTTTTAGAAAATGAATATTGGTCTAACTTTGAACCTTGGGCAGTTGAATATATGCTTGCAGATTTAGAAAAGTCTGTAGGCGGTCAGTTTGACCTTTTGGGTTATGACCACACATTGCAAAAATTAGTTTTAATTGATTTAAAAACGCAATCAAAGAAAAACGCTAGACCTTATTCAACAGATGCTCAATTAGGAAGTTACGTTGACGCACTTGCAAACCATCATGGAATTGTGGTTGATAGTTGCAGGACAGTTTGGGCAAGACCAGGGAAATGTGTTTTTGGAGAAGAACAAGACCCTTTAACTTGTCGGTTGAAATGGAAAGAAGCTTGGGAAGCTTTTGAAGAAAAGGTTGAAGTTTTTTAATGAATAAAATTTTTATTCCTGTTCGAGGTCTTCCAGCTCCACAAGGTAGCAAGAGGCATATTGGTCATGGAATTATGATTGAGAACAGCAAAAAAGTTAAACCTTGGCGGCAAGATGTTCGAGCTGCTGCCATAGATCATTATGAAGGATCAGTAATAGGTAGAGCTGTAGAAATAGAAATTGTGTTTTTATTTGCTAGACCTAAAAGCCATTTTGGAACAGGAAAAAATGCAAACAAATTAAAACAAAAAGCACCTGAGTTTGTAACAAGTTCAGCAACGGGAGATATTGATAAATTATGCAGATCAACTTTAGATGGATTATCAGCTAAAGCAGGAGGAACTGTTATTAAGGATGACAGTTTAGTGGTATCATTAAAGGCCGTCAAAAGATATGCAAAGGAAGACGAACTATTGGGAGCAAACATTTTTATAACACCTTTTGCTTTATCTTATTGACAATAAGTATTTAGCTTATTAAGATTAAATAGTTCACTTCAACCACACATGTCACAAAAACCTATTGTTGATATAACGCTTAGTAAGACGTTATACCAAGCCCTTTTAAACTTCCAAAAACAATTACCAGACATTGCAAAAAGCAAGACTGCTGGACTTGGAAAGTTTTCATACAATTACTTACCTTTAGAAGATTTATTATCTGCAATTCAACCTGTTTTACATGCTAATGGTTTGATACTTATTCAGCCTCAAGCGTATAACGACCACGGACAAACTTGTATTGTTACACGTTTGATTCATGTTGCATCTGGAGAAGAAATAAAAAGCGAGCTGCCAATCTTTTTACCTCAAGATATGGGCAAGAAAGAAATGTTTACTTGGGGTGGAAGTCTGACTTATGGAAGACGCTATGCAATAAAAATGCTTTTAGGAATTGAACCTGATATGGATACAAATACAGAAGAACCAGAAAAAATAATTGAAAGAGAAACACCACCAAAAAAAACAGGCATCAGCAGAACACCAACCAGACCAGATTCACAAGTAAAAAAAACAGAAGTAAAGAACAATAAATTTATGACTCCAGCAGCAAAGACAGAAATTAGTGGAAAGATAGGAGACTTAAATGATTCAGACAAAGCAAAGGTGTTGAGTGCCTTTAAACAGGAGTTCAACATTTCAGCAGATCAAATTTCGCCACAACACATCACACTTGCTGCACATGGCGAATTTTTGCAGCAAGCTATTGAAAAATTAGCTTGAGCAAATGACACCAGAAGCAATTGAACATGCTGCTCAGCAAGTTCTACTTCAACTAAAAAACCGCAATTTATCTAACCAAAAAAATGCCAAGAAACGAGTACCAATTTCAACCTGCTCTTCCTTATCCAATTAAATGGTCTACAGGTGAGAACAGCTATGACGAAGAAGGGAAATTTCCACAGCAATTAGCCTTGGCAATTCCAGTTGAATCTATTCCTGCCTTTTGTGATTATCTAATGTCTTTAGGTGATACAAATGAAAAAATTAAAACAGGTAAGGTTTGGGATTTTAGCAAGAAGGAAGAAGTAGAAGTTGACGTTGTTTGGATAAACGGAAAAGGGAAAGAAGGTCAATATGGATCTTTTGGAAATATCAATCCACAAAAGACCGAAGCACAGCGTCAAGTTCAGGATGGGAGGACTGCTGCTGAGATTTCTGACGAAATACCTTTTTAAGTAAACGCTGCCAGCAAGAGCTAGAATTTTCTAATTGTAAATGAACA